CGCGGGCTGGCGCCGCCGCCCCGGCCCGATAGCTTCGCCGGCGCGGACGAGGTCGGCGCGGCCGCGATGACCGGCGCGCAGACGGCGCTGGTCGATCGGTTCCTGAAAGCGTTCGACGTTGCGCCAGGCGGCGAGGCGATCTGGATGGACCGCGACGGCTGGCCGCTGTCGATCGGGCGCGGCTGGTTCATAGCCGGCGACCGCGTGCAACTGCCGCGCGGCGCGGCCGGGGTGGCGATCGACCGGATCGCGGCGGCGATCGTCGCGCCCGACGATGTCCGCTGGCTATGGGTGCGTGGGGAGAATGGCCGCGCGCTGCTGATGCGGCGATACAGTCGATCGCAGAACCGTCGCTCGACGCTGGTTGATATCGGCCGTGATGGCTGGCGTTGGAGCAGTCGGCCGGTCCGGTAGATGGCTCTGGCGCCGTCGCGCCGAACCTGCAATGAACGGCGTGTCGCCGCTGTTTCTGGCTGTCCGTTATCGGACGTCATAATCTGCTCTGGACCGTGCGATCAGCATCGGCATGAAGCGGGGCCATCACCAGATCGAGATCGCGGCCGCCACGGAAGTGGCGATGATCGACGGCGCGCCCGCGCGGCGGGTGAAGCTGTTGCCGATCGGCCTGATCACAATGCGTGATGGGCGTGGTCCGTTCCTGATCCGCGATCGCGCCCATGCCGAACAGATCGTCGCGGCAACCCGCCAGTGGCTGGGCGATGCCGACTTCAATTTCGATTATGACCATCAGGTCGCTTTCGCCGCCAAGCCGGGCGTGGGCGGCACCGCCGTCGCTGCCGGCTGGGTCAAGCCCACCGACATCACCGTCCAGGACGATGGCATCTATGCCGATGTCGCCTGGACCGCCGCCGCCGCGCAGAAGCTGGCGGCGCGCGAATATCGCTATCTCAGTCCGCTCTTTCTGGCCGCAAAATCCGGAGAGGTATTGCAGCTGAAGAACGCCGCCCTGGTCAATATCGGGGCCATCGACCTGCCGGCGATCGCCGCCGGCCTTTCCGGAGAAGATGAGGATATGAGCTTTGCTCTTATTGCGGCGGCGCTGGGCCTTGCGGCCACCGCCACCGAGCAGGAGTGCGTGGCTGCCGCCGCGTCCCTGAAGGCGACGGTGGATACCGCGCCATCGACCAGCACGATCGCGATTGCGGCCGGCCTGGCCGAAGCCGCCAGCGTCGAGGAGATCGCCGCCTCGGTCACCGCACTCAAGTCCGGCCAGGTCGATCCGACCAAATATGTGCCGGTCGAGCAGGTCACGGCGGTCAATACCCGCCTCGCCACGCTGGAGGGTGAACGCGCCGAACGTGAGGTCGCCGCCGCCATCAAGGGCGGCAAGCTGGTTCCCGCGCTCAAGACTTGGGGCCTCAACCTGTTCAAGACCAATGAACAGGGATGGACGGACTTTGTCGGCGCCGCGCCCGTGGTGGTCGCAGCCGGCACTGAACTGCCCGCCCCGCCGGGTTCGGGCGCGGCAGCCGACACGTTGAGCGCCGAAGAGGTCGCGGCCTGCGCCGCCCTGGGCATGAGCGAGGAAGTCTTCCTCGCCCAGAAGAAGCTGGACAAGGGAGCCGCCGCATGACCGCGATCGCGACACCGCGCACCAAGACCCGCAGCCGTGCGGGCGACCAGTTCGCCCGCGACATGGCGGCCGTCAAAATCCTCGCCGGCACGATCGTCATGTTGAACGCGGCCGGCAATGCGACCGGGGGCGCGACCGCGACCGGCCAGATTGCCGATGGCGTCGCCATGGAGACGATCGACAATAGCGGCGGCGCGGCGGGCGCGCTTAAAATCCGCGTCGAGAAAGGCGTGTTCTGTTTCGAGAACAGCACATCGACCGACGCCATCACCAAAGCCGAGATCGGCGACACCTGTTACATCGTGGACAACCAGACGGTCGCCAAGACCGACGGTTCCGCGACGCGCAGCGCCGCCGGCAAGATCGTGGATGTGGACGCCGAAGGCGTCTGGGTCGACTTCGCCTGAGCCGAGAAGGAACCGCTCAACATGGAAATCAACCGGGGTAACCTCCAGACGCTCGGCACGGCCTTTTCCGGCTTGTTCCGCGGTGGTCTGGGCATGGCGCCGTCCGACTATCTGGACATCGCCACCGTCGTGCCGTCGAGCACGGGCAAGAATGAATATGGCTGGCTCAACCAGCTGCGCGGGATGCGCGAATGGCTGGGCGACCGCGTGCTCAACCAGATCAGCCAGTCCGACTATTCGATCAAGAACAAGGATTGGGAAGACACGATCGAGGTCGAGCGCAACGACATCGAGGACGATAATCTCGGCCAATATAATATGTTGTTCACCGAGATGGGCCGCGCCACCGCCGCGCACCCCAACGAGTTGGCGTTCGGCCTGCTGAAGCTCGGCTTTTCCACGCCCTGCTATGACGGCCAATATTATTTCGACACGGACCATCCCGTGCTCGACGCGGCTGGCAATGTCACTTCCGTGGCCAATACCGATGGCGGCTCCGGCACGCCCTGGGTATTGTATGACCCAAGCCGCGTCACCAAGCCGATCATCTTCCAGGAACGCAAGAAGCCCCAGTTCATCGCCCGCGACAAGCTGGACGACGACAATGTCTTCTGGCGCAAGAAATATGTCTATGGCGTCGATGCCCGCTACAATGTCGGCTTCGGCTTCTGGCAGTTCGCCTGGGGCAGCAAGCAGACGTTGGACGCGGCGCATTATGCGACCGCCCGCGCCGCGCTCATGAACATGAAGGGCGACTATGGCCGGCCGCTTGGCCTGCTGGGTGGCGCGCAGAAGCCCGTCCTGCTGGTCGCGCCCGGCCAGGAGAGCGCTGCGCTCAAGATCGTCAACAATGAGTTGGGCGCCAATGGCGAGACCAACGAGTGGAAGGGAACGGCGACCGTCAAAGTCTCGCCGTGGCTGGGCTGATGCGCGGCGCCCTTCTGCTGACGGCTGCGAAAACGCCGTATCGCCGCGCCGGCCTGGCCTTCCCGGTCGGCATGCCATTGACGGTCGCGATCCTGTCGCTGACCGTCATCCAGCTGCGCCAGTTGATTGCCGATCCCCAGGTGACGGTGATGGTGGGCCAGGACAATGGCGCCTTCATCCTGATCCCCGAGCTGGACCGGGAAGCCACAGACGCGCAGCTCCAGGACTTCATCGACGCCGCGCCGCCGGTCGAGATCGAAGCCTTCCCCGCAGGTCCGACAGGACCGGAGGAGGAGCTGGCCGACCTGCGCCAGCGCCTGGACGACGCCAGCGCCGCGCTCAACCAGGCAAACGCCCGGATCGAGACGCTGCAGGATGCAGACAAAGCATCGGCGGCCGCCCTCGCGACCGCCCAGGCGGACAATGAGGCACTGGGCACGCGCATCGCCGAACTGGAAGCCAAGCTGGCCGAGGCCGCGACCTCTGCCGCAACCGCCAGCGACACAGCGGCCAAGCCCGCCGCAACGAAGGCCAAGGCCAAGGCCGACTAGCCCTCCGCGCGAATGACACGCGCGACTGACCACTCGCCGTCCCTGCCGGGCGGCGGGCACAACCGGGACGGGGCTGCTGCCCTGTGGTCCCGTCCCGGACCAGCTTTGCGTAGGAGCCGATCGACCGCCATGCTTGCCACCGCCGATGATATGCGCGCCCGGTTCGGGGAGGATGTGCTGGTCCAGCTCACCGACCAGGCCGAATGGAGCGCCCAGGCGGTCGCCGAGGTGAACGTCAAGATCGCCACCGCGACATCGATCGCGGAAGGCTATGTCGCCAAATATTATGCGCCGGCCCCTGGCCGCGCCGTCCCGCCGCTGCTGGTCGAGATCGTCTGCGACCTCGCCTATGTCCGGCTGCATCGCGCCATGAACGACGATCTGAAAGACCGGCGCGACCAGGCGATGAAGCAGCTGAAGGATATTTCCACCGGCCTTTTGAAGATCGACCAGGGCCTGCAGGATATTCCCGCGCGTCCCGGCGCCGTCATCGTGCCCGATCGGCCGCGCACCTTCAGCCGCGATTCGCTGGAGGGCTTCTGATGGCCGGCGCCGACATGTCCCTCACCCTGCGAGGCCTGGTCGAGGTCGAGCAACGCCTTGCGCGCCTCGCCGACCAGCTGGGCGACCTCACGCCCCTGATGGACATCCTGGGCATGGAGATCGAGGTCGATATCGAGGAGAATTTCGAGGGCGAGCATTCGCCCGCCGGTATTCCCTGGCCCAAGTCCGGTCGCGCGCGGGAGACGGGCGGCAAGACATTGACCGACACGCGCCGGTTGCGCGGTTCGATGACCCACAATGCCAGCGCCCGTTCGGTCGAGATCGGGACCAATGTCGTCTATGCGCGCCGCCACAATGACGGGTTTTCCGGGACCGAGCAGATTGCCAGCCACAAGCGCACCATGCGCAGCGTGTTCGGCGTCGAATTGGCCGAGCCGATCATTGCGACGGTCAAGGCCCATAGTCGGAAGGCCAACACGCCCCAGCGCGAATTTATCGGCGTTTCTGCCGATGGGCTGGAGGGGATTCGCGGCCATGTCGCCGACTATCTGGAGATCGGCGAATGATGTCGTTCGTCCTTTGCCTGCTGCTTTTCTGGGCCATTTCTGCGGCCTTTCTCTGGCTGCTGCAGTCAGAAGCCGCCTGTGGCGCGATCCATATCGGCTGGCGCGATCGGCTTGCGGCACTCTTCTGTTTGCCCCTGCTGATCGGCCTGACCATCTGGACCTTGCTGTGCTGGGTTCATGACCGGGGTCGCTGTCTGTGATCGCGGCGATCGAACTGGCGATCCTCGCCCGGCTGAAAGCGATGGAGCCAACGCTGGGCTTCAGCTGGCGGCGGCTCGAGACGCTGCCCGATGACTGGGAGGCCTATCTCGCCGACAAGGCGGGGGAGTTGCGCGGCCCGGCCGTCTGGGTGGGTTTCACAGGCTGGCGGAACGCGGAACTGTGGAGCGATCAACTGGTGGTCGATGGCAGCTTTGGCCTGGTCGTCGCCAGCAGCAGCAGCAGGCCGGACGAACAGGCCAACCGTCATGGTGGCCCCAATCCGGCAACCGAGCCAGGCAGTTACCGTCTGGCACTGGGCGCGGCGGCGATGCTCGCGGATCAGATGTTGGGGCTCGACCTGGTAGAGCCAATCAGCGTGGGCGATGCCGATCCGCTCAAGCGCACCGCGAGGATGAAAGAACTGAAGCTGTCGGCCCATGCGATGATGCTGGCCTGCCGCTTCCCAATCCTCCTGGCCGGCGACGACAGCGATGCCGCGCTGGACGACAAGCTGCGCGGCTTCAACGACACCGCGCCGGCGGCGAAGGCCTATCGCGGGACCGACGGAAACGTGGTCCTGCAATCCTACATCATCTCGGACGGTGGGATCATGATGGGCAACATGAAAGCCCAGATCGAGGTCTTCAGGGACTCCGGAGGCAGTTACCAGAACTACATCAGCCAGTAGGCCGCGCTCCGCACCCGTCGAGCAATCTTGAGGCGCCCCCGGTTCGTCCGCGGGGCGCCTTTTATCTGAACGGCGGTTCGTTGAACGCCCGCAGCTTGCGGCTGTGCAGGCGCGGGCCTTCCTCGCGCAGGTGGCGCACGGCGGCGATGCCGATCTGCAGGTGCGCGGCGATCGCTTCCTCGTAGAAGGTGTTGGCCTGCTTGGGCAGCTTGATCTCGCCGTGCAGCGGCTTGTCACTGACGCAGAGCAGCGTGCCGTAGGGCACCCGGAAGCGGAAGCCCTGCGCGGCGATGGTCGCGCTTTCCATGTCGATCGCAACTGCACGGCTGAGCGAGAAGCGCCGCGCCGACATGGCGTAGCGCAGTTCCCAGTTGCGGTCGTCGGTGGTG